CATCTCAGAAGCGCGTAAGCAGCGCGACTGTGTTGTTACAGCGAAACACAACCTGCAGAACCCAAGGAATGCCAACTCACTCGCACGTTCTGTGCGCATCTCGGCTGGTGGAGCTGGGAAGGCGCAAACATTTTTTGTGCCTGCAACGGGGTTTGAGCGAAAGGAGTACACGAAGTGGATCTGGCATAAGGGGTGGCTGTTGCACAAGACCGAGGACATTGCAATCCTGCCGGTCGACAAGACGATTGTTCAGTGCACGTCAGCAATGCAGCTGGCAAAGCCGCCTCAGCCGGGTGACCAATTGTGTTTGCTCCAGGTGATTCGCCCCGTGGACACATTCGGGATACCAAAACCCACCATCACGTGTGGAACGTTCACAGGCATGAAGACCGTGAAGGTGGAGGGCAGTGGAATTGTGGAAGAGCTCACGCTGGGCGCTGTGGCAGGTGTTAAAATGCCGCAGGTGCTCGCTGGGAATTCGGGCAATGCCTGGTACGACAAGTCGGCGGCCTACGTTGGGACACATGTGGCAGGGAAGCGTGAACCAGACACGCCTGCGTACTTTGTCCCGTACGACCGGTGGATTGGTGACCTTGTGGAGGTCCCTTTAAACTTGGTGGCCCCTGGCTTGATGCAGACTTCGGTACCGACTTCACCCGACACGTCAGGGAGGCCGCCGCTCGAGGTGAAACCCCCTGTAGTGAGCACGAATTCACTGCTCAGTTCTGGCCATACTTGGGGAGGATGCGTGGAGCAGGAAGCAGGTCTGGGGAAACGAAGCATCGAAGTGACGAGCCCTGGATCGCTGATGCAGTCAGAAAGCAAGGACTTACGCCCGACCGAAAGCAGCGTTGGCAGCGTCCAGGGACAGCTGCGCTACTTAAGTCAGTGGCCAAGTTCCACCTCCCAGTGTACCACCGAACAGTCACGCAGGCTAAGCTTGTGGAGAGTGCCCGGGCTATCGTTCGGGAAGCCTACATTCGTTCGTGTGGAGATGCCGCGATCATTGACGTGGACCGCGCCTGTCAGCGTGGCGCGTACAACACCAGCCCGGGCACTTTCTGGGTCGTTCGCGGTTTCGCAACCAAGAAACTCCTCTACCTCACAGACTCGTTCAGAGAACTCTGCACATGGGTCTGGAACAACCAACTAAGGAACGGCACTTTTGCATCAGTGTGCGATGTCAATGCGAAGACGGAAGTTATCGCGTTCGACAAGGATGGGCGCACGGTGTACTGTGTTGATCCAGTGACGTTGGTGTTGCAGACTATGTTGTGTGGTGATCAAGTTGATCGGGCGAGTGCAAGTCGCCTCTCTGAGATGTGGTTGTGGGTCGGTAAGTCGTTCTTTGGGACGGGAGCGTTTGAGTCGTTTATTTGGATTACCGAGTCGGGGTTGCGCTTCAAGGCGTATGATCTCGATGTTAAGAAGGAGGAAGCGTCAATTCGAGAAGATGATTTGCTGTGGCTCGCACAGCTGCACTTCGACGCGTTGCGAGTGGAAGACCGCACAGAAGACAATTGGCATCGGATGAGCACGCTGTACATGGCGCTCTCCCAGTGCGTGTTCCTACTGCCGGATCATGGCGGTCGGATGCACATGTTTTGGAAAGGAGGCAACGGGCAGGGGGGAGAACCCTCTGGACACCTCCTGACAGCACTTGACAACTCAATATTCCTGATCTACTTAGTCGTGCTCGGTTACGTCACCGAGTGCTGGAAGCGCAATGAGGATGGAAGCGCGGCCGAGTTTTGGCATATGCATCGGGGTATGGGCATGGGTGATGATCTACGTCTCACGGTTTCGGCCGAGGGTGAGGAGTGGTACCGCCATTCGGGGCGCTCCCCTGCGGAAGTGATAGCGCAGAACGTTTATGATGTCATCGGAGTTGCATTTGAGTCGGTTGCATGGGATGGCGTGCCTGTCATGGAGTCGAAGTTCTGCGCAACGCAGTATTACCTCATGCAGGAGCCCGTGCGCTGGCTGACCTTCAAGCTCGATTGGGAGCGACAGCTCAATGCTCTGGTTCAGGGTGGCAAACTCTGCCATGAGCACACAGCGAAGGGAGCTATCGAGCAGCTCGGCAGGATTAATAATTTGCGTATTGTAACGTGGCCCGACAAGCGAAATCGGTGCTATGTGGAGGGGATCCGCAACAGTTACATTAAGCGCGCCTGCGTGGAGCTGCCGCAATTACTCGATAACCCGGAGTGGGCCCTCACGGTCAATGGCTGGCTGGAGGACGGAAAGCTGATGAAGCTATACACCGGGCTGATTCTCCCCACGCCCATTGGGGAGCAAAGCGGAAGCTTTGCGAGTATAATTGAGGATGAATGGGCGGAGTCGTGAGCAACGTCGCCGACGCCGTTCTGCCTCTCGTAAAGGAAGTGCTGCCGCTGGTGGAAGACCCAGTCACAGCGCTCCTGCCGGAGACGGAAGGACTGTTCACAGCCGCATCGCAGATCTTAGGACGCGAATCGCCGCCTTCGAACAGCGCCGAAAGAGAGGATCAAGTAAGCGCTCAGCGCCTGCTAAGGCAGCTCCCAAAGCAAAAAGGAGCTTCAAAGCAGGAGCACATGACCAAAATCTTGGAGCTCCTAATGGACGAGCTCGAGAGGGCGGAGTGAAAGTGGGGATGTGGAACGCCGCGGAAGTGGTGAAGAACAACCCCATGTTGGGCAAGTGGCTGCAGAAGCCTAAGCCCCGCGGCATGAGTGTGAAGCGTCGGAAGAGTGTGGTGGAGCGTAAGCAACAGGCATTGGCGCCTGCGGCAAGGCACTTCACCACAGTTTCCAATGGTGTCAACCGAAAGGCAAGCCACAAGCGGTTCATCCGCTCGGATGGTGGCGCAACCATGGTTGGACACGACCTAGTCGGGGTCATGACTATAACTGACTCAGCTGAAGAGGCTGATGTGGTGTTTACGCTCTCAGTCAACCCGGTGGACTTGGGATTCCCCGCGTTGTCAGAGGAGGCAAAGCTGCACCAACAGTACATCTTCAGAAATTTCGAAGTCCATATGGCGTCGTCGGCGGGAGAGTTCGTCAACGGCGACATGCTGGGGTACTTCGACCGCGACCCTGATGAGGCACTGCCGGAAGGCGTGGAGGGGCTGCAAGTCGGGTACTACAAGGGAGGAACCACCGGGGCGTTCAAGAGCGGCAAGACATGGAGGATGCCGCATTTCCCGGATCTGCCGCTGCTGTACACGCGCGACATATCTTCGGATGCTCGCCTGGTGAACCAGTGTGACTTCAACCTGCAGATCGTTAACCCACCGTCATTGTACGTGTCCTCCGCGGACGCTGACGCGATCAACCTGAATATTGAGGTGTGGGCCTCATACCATGTGGACTTCCGTGTGAACGACATCACGTCGCTGCTGGATGATGCACCTGTGATGAATGCATTCACGGTGCTGGACTCCATCGCAACGACAACGGCAACGGAGACGGACCCACTCGGGCTACACAACAACGGAGGAGCCGAGCGGTATCCGCACCTCACATCATCGTACTCGAACAATGCGAATTGGCCAGGGATGCTGGTCACGTACGATTTGGGACTTAGCTTCCTGATCGGTGTGAAGGGTTTTGGAACTGATGCCGTGAAGGAGTTCCAAGTAGAGTTCTCAGGAGGGATCGGCACAGCACCCGCAGTCAATGAGGCAGGAGGGATTGGAGGCCCCAACACCGCTGCAGGCTACTCGGATATGGCGTACGGGGGGTTTCTGCACGGCTCAGACTACGGAGGGCTGACGCCCATTGCGTCGTCGTTCCCCAACACAGCTACTGCCAACCTTAGTGCGGTATGGCGTGCGCAGTGTGTGGTCACAACGCCCGGAGAAGCGATCGGAACGCTTGCCAGTATCGGCTTGAGCGATCCTGATCTTGGGTGGGTGATGTCCCCCAATGGTCTCTGGGTGCGGCCCAGTGAGCTGGGGATTGACGGCAACACAGAGTGCCTGTGGTACCTGGACTTAGCTGGCGCGAGTGGCAAAGGTGTGATATTCAGTGCGAACACGGGACCAACGTGTGTCGCCATCGCAACCTCGTTCGCAAGCACAGTCGGGATCACGTACGGACCAGCAACAGTCGAGGGGCTGTGTACACAAAAGTGGCAGGACCTGTCCACTGAGGAGAGGCTGGAGTACAAAGGAGAGCTCAAGAATTTCATCCGTGCGACAAAGCGAAGCATGCGTCCTGAAAAGGACAAGGTGAATGAGAGCCTCAAGTCTGCCTGGGAGCAGTTGGCCGAGCAGGGCGAGTCGAAGGCTACCTATCAAAAACTGTTGGGAGGACTGACAGTGGATGCCAAGGCTGCCTCGACGACGCCCAGATCGAGCCCTGCCGAGGGAAAGGACGGAGCGAAAGCCCGCCCTGGGAGCATTGACAACTGGCAAGTGGTTGAAGAGTGCAAGCCACTCCCACAGAGGCCAGCTGCCAAGAAGACGTCGCTGAAGGGCACGTCGCTCCAAC